TATCAAGATTGCCGGAGACCGATACAAAGAACTCTCCTCCACCGCACGACGGGGGAACATCTGGGTGCCCCTTGCCGGAGACTTCCACGCCGGAGACCAGAACGACATCGACCTCCTCATCTCCTTCCTTTGGCCCCTCCTTCATGGGGGTGCCACCATCTGCCTCACCACCGAGCCCCCCAAATTCCGCAAAGACTACGAGACCCTACTCGTCTGCCGGGCCGCCATCGAGTGCGCCGATGCCCGCTCCAACCGCGTCGTCGACATGCGAACCCTCACCGCCTGACCGCCACCCATGACCTACTGGGAAAACGGCCACCAGGTCGACATCACCACCCCCGACCATTGGTCCCCCCGGGACATCGTCGACGATCCCTTTCCCGAGACCGGGAAACCCGTCGACGGGTGGTGGTGGCCCAGCGCCGAAAACCCCCAGCTCCACCTCGAAACCCTCAACGAAGAACAAGCCGCCCGCATCGTCGAGCACACCCGCCACCAGCTCATGCAGTGGCTCGCCGGCGACGGCCCCTACCCCGCCCGCATCCTCCAGCGCACCTACGACCTCGCACTCCTCCTCGGCATCACACTCCGCGGCCCCCTTGCCGAGATCCACCCCGACCGACCCACTCCGAAGAAAAAACGACGCCCCGACCTCGACCCCTGGGACACCGCACTCTGGAAAGACCGGCCCGACCCACTCCAGACCTGCCGCGACTCCCGCGAAGCCCTCACCGGCCTGCAGGCCCTCCGCAAATACACCCTCCAGCCCGACCCCCGCACCGCCCGCGACATGATGACCCACCACCTCGAAGAACACAGCGAAGACACCCTCGCCCGCATCGACCACGAAAGACGCGACAGCACCGCCACCATCGAGGCCCGCACTCTGGCCGCCCTTGCCAGTCGCAGACTCCTCCAGTGGATCACCGAAGACGGGCACACCACTCCCTTCGCCGCCGTCCAGAGATGGTTCGCCCTCGCCTACGAACGCTACCGCGACCTCATCGGCAGCATGTCCGGCGAAGACATCGGGAACCACCTCCTGCGCCAGACCCGGGCCGCCTTCCAGGAAATCACCGACCGCCTCTTCGTTCAGAAATCCCTCATCCGCACCGGCGTCGCCATGAAAGTCCACGGCCAGAAACCTGCCGCCGCCTCCGAGACCTACGCCGCCAACGCCAAGAAACACAAACCCAAACAACAGCTCCACGGCTACGCCGGCGAAACCACCGAACAACGCAAAAACGAATCCCAGACCCAGAACACCCGGCAGACCGACAAAACCGCCCAGATCATCCGGCAGGCCCGCGAACGACAGATCCAGCGCGACGCCGAAGAATTCCAGCGCATCCAGGAAAGACAAAAAGCCCAACGAATCCAACGCCAAACCAAAAACTAACCAAAAAAATTTCCGCGCACTCCCTACCTACCGTCTACACCATGAGTTCCCCCTTTCCCGATCCCCCCATCCAGAGCCCCCGCCCCGTCGAGACACCCGCACCCGTCGACCCCGCCCCCGGGACCGCCACCCTCCAGACATGGCCCGTTCACCGGATCCAGATCTCCGACAACTCCCGACTCGACCACGACCCCGACAAACTCGCCGAGCTCATCACCTCCATCCGTGACACCAAAGGCCCCCTCCAGTCCCCCGTCGGCTACCTCGTCGACACCCCCGACGGCCCCCTCGTCGAACTCATCCTCGGCGGCCGACGACTCGCCGCCCAGCAACACCTCGCCGAAGAAGACCCCGACACCTTCGGCCACCTCGAAGTCCGCATTGTTGAAAAACCAAGCCGACGCGACCTGCTCAAGTGGAACCTCGTCGAAAACCTCCAGCGCGACAACCTCCGCCCCTCCGAAGTCGGACACCGGTTTGCCCAGATGCTCGACGAGACCGACCCCGTCACCGGCACCCACCTCTTCAACCGCTCCCAGATCGCCGACGAGACCGGATGCCCCGACCAATACGTCCACGACTGCCTCCAGCTCATCACCCTCACCCCCGACACCATCGCCCGGTTCGACAGCGGCAAACACGCCCTCCGCATAGCCTCCCAGATTGCCTCCCTCCCCGCCGAACTCCAGAGCAAAGCCACCGCCGAGATCCTCGACCGGCCCTCCGGAGCCATGACCCAGAAAGAAGCCGGCGAACACATCCGCGACCACTACCGCGCCGACCTCCGCCAGGCCCCCTTCCAGAAAGACGACACCACCCTCTGCGCCGACATCGGCCCCTGCACCCAATGCCCCTGGTGGGGCGGAAACCGCGAAGAACTCCCCGCCAACACCCGGAACAACGTCTGCCTCAATCCCGCCTGCTTCCGGCAGAAATGCGCCGCCCACGCCCGTCGCGAATCCGCCGAAGGCACCCGCGTCCTCGATGCCGAAGAAACCCGACGCCTCCTCGAGCCCGGCACCGGCGACCTTTCCCCCACCTCCGGCTACATCGACCTCGATACCAAACCCGGCGGATTCTTCCTCTCCCCCGAGACCAAGACCGCCCCCACCTGGCGCGAAGCCCTCGACGGTCAGGAAATCCCCCTCACCGTATTGTATGACGAAGACGGCCGCCGCCGCGAGATCGCCGAGACCACCCTCGCCCTCACCGCCGCCACCCAGGGCCGGCGCGCCTCCCTCTTCCGCCCCGAAGCCGGCGGCAAATTCCAGACCGAAGACCAGCGCAAGCTCGACCAGCGCATCCGCAGCGCCCGCGACAGCGCCGCCCGCGAAGTCAAAGTCGAAGCCATCCGCGAACTCGCCGGAAAACTCCGCGAAGACGGCGCCACCACCGAAATGCTCCGTGCCGCCGTCCTCATCTCCGTCGAGACCCACCTCCAGCGCGACGACATCAGCCTGTTGCTCGACTGGTTCGCCGCCGAAGACTGGCGCTCCAGCGGCGACCCCCGGCCCGTCCTCGACGGACTCCTTGCCCAATCCACCGCCGGCCTCCTCACCACCCTGCTCGTCCTCCTTCCCCAGGTCCGACGCATCCGCCTCGAGGGCTGGGAATCCTGGCGCGAAGACGACTCCCCCATGACAACCCTCCTCAAAGGAGCCGACTGGGAACCCGCCCAATGGTCCCGCCGCCTCCGGTCCCGCGTCGAGATCGCCGAGCGCAAAACCCGCGAGCAACACGGAGAATAATTTCCTTTCCCTTCCCATGACTACAGAAACCACACCCCACGCCACCGTCCTCGACCACACCAGCGGCCGCGATTGGAACCTCTACCACTCCGACTGCGTCGAGTTTGCCAAATCCCTGCCCGACGACTCCATCCACCTCAGCGTCTACAGCCCGCCATTCGCTAACCTGTATATCTATTCCGATTCCGTCGCCGATATGGGGAATTGCAAAGACGACGACGAATTCTTCACCCAGTATCAATACCTCATCCGCGAGAAATACCGCATCACCAAGCCCGGGCGGATCACCTGCGTCCACTGCATGGATCTGCCCATGAGCAAACAAATGCACGGAGTCGTCGGCCGGCGCGACTTCTCCGGCCGCATCGTCAAAGCCCACGAAGAAGCCGGCTGGATCTTCCACTGCCGAGTCACCGTATGGAAAGACCCCGTCGTCGAGATGCAGCGCACCAAAGCAGTCGGACTCCTTCACAAACAACTCAAGAAAGACTCCACCCGTAGCCGAATGGGGAACCCCGACTACCTCCTCGTATTCTTCAAGCCCGGCGAAAACCCCGAGCCCGTCACCCATACCGCCGAAGAATTCCCCGTCGACCAGTGGCAGGAATGGGCCAGCCCCGTCTGGATGGACATCCGCCAGACCAACGTTCTCAACAAAAAAGGAGCCCGCACCGAAGCCGACGAAAAGCACATCTGCCCACTCCAGCTCGACTTCATCGACCGATGCCTCGTCATGTGGAGCAATCCCGGCGACATCGTCTTCTCCCCCTTCACCGGCATCGGCAGCGAAGGATACCAGTCCATCAAGCGCGGGCGCAAATTCATCGGCACCGAGCTCAAGCGCAGCTACTTCGACGAGGCCACCGCCAACCTGCAACTCGCCGAATCCGAGCGCGGCGACTTCTTCCGATAGAAAACAGACCCATGGACTACCTCGACTTTCTCAAAAACAAAACCATCGCCGACATCACCCCACCCGGCATCCTCGACATCGAAGTATCCGATCAACTATTCCCCTTCCAAAAAGACGTAGTCCGCCACCTCCTCAGCATCGGCCGCGCCGCCGCCTTTCTCGATACCGGACTCGGGAAAACCATCATCCAGCTCGAATGGTCCCGCCACATCGACGGAGACGTCCTCATCGTTGCCCCGCTCGCCGTCGCCCAGCAGACCATCGCCGAAGGCAAACGCCTCCTCGGCCTCGATATTCACCTATCCAAAGACGGCACCCGCAAAGGCAAATACACCATCACCAACTACGACCGCATCGACCGGTTCACCGCCGAAGGACTCCACGGCGTCGTCCTCGACGAATCCTCCATACTCAAAGGACAAAACAGCAAAACCAAACAACTACTCATCGACAAATTCCGCGACGTTCCCTACCGGCTCGCCTGCACCGCCACCCCCGCGCCCAACGACTACACCGAGATCGGGAACCATGCCGAATTCCTCGGCATTATGAACACCCAGGAAATGCTCATGCGCTGGTTCATTCACGACTCCATGAACACCGCCGACTGGCGCATCAAAGGCCACGCCCGCAAATCATTCTGGCAATGGGTCGCCAGCTGGGCCGCCTGCGTATCCAAACCCTCCGACCTCGGCTACGACGACGCCGACTACCAACTCCCCCCGCTCAGCATCCAGACCGTCACCGTAGACACCCCCCTGCTCGATCGCATCGACGAAGGACTCCTCTTTGATATCCCCACCCCCAACGCCACCAGCCTCCACGCAGCCAAACGCCAGACCATCACCGAACGAGTCGACGAAGTCGCCCGACTCGTGAACCACTCCGACGAACCATGGATCGTGTGGTGCGAAAGCAACGACGAATCCGCCGCACTCCACTCCGCCATCCCCGACTCCGTCGAAGTGAAAGGATCCGACAGCTCCGACACCAAAGAAAGCCGACTCATCGCATTCAGCGAAGGCCGCGCCCGCGTCATCGTCAGCAAGCCCAGCATCTGCGGATTCGGCATGAACTGGCAGCACTGCAACAAAATTGCATTCGCCTCCATATCCTACTCCTACGAGAAATTCTACCAGGCCATCCGTCGATCGTGGAGATTCGGCCAGACCCGTCCAGTTGACGTTTACGTCATTATTGCCGATGCCGAACTCACCGTGTGGAGAGTCATCGAGACCAAGTCCAAATCCCACGACGAAATGAAAACCGAGATGCGCCACGCCTCCTTCCATAGCGCCGCCGCCCAAAGTATCAAGATCCCCTACCTCGCCGAAAAAACAGCCCCCCTTCCCAACTGGATTCAATAACCACACCCATGACTACAGACGACCCCACCTACCTCCAGACCCTGCGCGACGTCGTGCTGACCGAGGCCGCCACCCGCGACTCCCTCACCGAAGCCCGCTTCCTCGCCATCGAGGCCATCAAATCCCTCGACTACGAGACACTGCACCAGTGGCGACTCGACCACATCACCACCCCGCCCCGTCTCGACAGCATCGAGAGCGCCGAAACCCTCAGCCCCCTTGGCGAAGACACCCTCCTCTTCATTGCCTACACCCCCGGCGACACCTTCCGGACCTATCCCGACCGGGATGACAACCAGGGAAAGATCCACCAGGGCGCCGAAGAGCTCGCCCGCTTCGGGCACCTCGAGAAACACATCCAATACATCGGCACCTCCGACAGCGGAAACACCGGGCCCATCTGCCTCTGGCGACTCACCGAATCCGGCCGCAGCCACGCCCGCCTCCTCCGCCTCCGCCGCGCCAACCAGACCCCCCTGACCCGACAGGGTTAAGTCACCCACCCAACCCTGTTTACTCCCCCCATGCCCGCCACCGACCACCCACCCACCAAAAACCAATAACTAACCACCAACCACCAAGATCCAACTCACCCATGCCCGCCCACATACCAGACTCCGAGATCCAGCGGATCAAAGACGAGACCGACATGGTTGCCCTCGTCGGGCAATACGTCGACGCCCCCGTCAAACGGAGCGGGCAGGGCCAATTCGTCACCCATTGCCCATTCCACGACGAAAAGACCCCCTCCTTCACCCTGAGCCCCGACAAAGGCTTCATGAAATGCTTCGGGTGCGACTGGAAAGGCGACGTCATCCAGTTCATCAAAGACCGTAAAGGCATCCCCTTTCCCGAAGCCGCCATCATCCTCGGCGCCCGTCCCGAAGACCCCGACACCGGCCAAAAAAGCAAGACGCCACGCAAACCATCCACGCCACGCAAAACCGGACCCGCCAAAAAGGCGGGCGTCGCACATGCGACCCCCAAACCCGTTCGCGACACCGGCGCCACCGCCGACACCAGCGTCGCACCCCCCACCCCGCGCGGCCACACCCTCGAAGCCATCTACGACTACCAGCGGCCCGACGGCACCGTTGCCCATCAAAAGATCCGCTTCAACCCCAAGACCTTCCGCCAGCGTCGACCCCTCGCCCCCGGCGAGATCGCCGAATGGGAACACCGCCAGACCACCGATCCCAAATTCAAAGCCCCCTACCACCAGGACGGATGGGTCTACTCCCTCGAAGGCACCCTCCTCTACCCTTACCGGCTCCCCGACCTCATCGCCGCCGATCCCGCCGACCCCATCTTTCTCTGCGAAGGCGAGAAAGACTGCGACACCCTCGCCGAACTCGGGCTCCACAGCACCATGCTGACCGACAAAGACTGGCGCGACGAATACAAAGACTGGTTCCGCGATCGCTGGATCGTCATCGTCG